CTTGATGCCAAGGCGGATAAAGAATGAACGAAACCACTGACATTGAAATGTTCAAGGAGCAAGTCCGTGCGGAACTCAACCGCTTGGAGGCGCAGTCTTCGGCTAAAGAAGTCGCCGGTAAGGCTATTGGTAAGGACGGCCTCAAGTACATCACGGTTATCGTGATCATCGGCGTTCTTTCTAGCCTTGCGTTGGATGGTGAAAAGATCGCTGCGGTGATGGGCCTCTTGGGTGCCTCGTTGACTGCGCTCATCTCTATGCTCAACAACATCGCCGGGGCTAATGAGAAAGAAGACAAGCCTGAGTTTGGCGTGATTAAGGAGTTGATCGGCAAGTTAGACAAACTGGACCGCAAGGAGATGCCGATGCGGGTTGATGTCGAAGGCGATCATGTCACTGTTACCAAGGGTGACGACGTAGTGAGGGCTAAAAAATGATGACGTTAATTAGTACGTTTCTGTCTTTTCTTGCGGGTGGACTACCCAAAATCCTCCAGATTTTTCAAGACAGACAAGACAAGAAACACGAACTTGCCCTTGTTGCCGCCCAGAAAGAGCGTGAATTGGCTCTGATTGAACGAGGCCATATTGCTCAAGCGCGGGTAGAAGAAATCAAACTAGAGCAGATTCAAGTCCAAACGGCAGGTGAAGAACGTCAAGCACTCTATGCCCACGACATGAAGATCGGTGAAGGCGCAAGTCAGTGGGTAGTTAACCTGCGGGCCAGTGTCCGTCCGGTCGTGACTTACATCTTCGTGTTGGAACTTGTGATCTTGAACATTACTGGGCTTTTTTACGCGTGGCAGCAAGGCGCACCGTTTGCCGTAGCCATGGACAGCGTGTTTTCCGATGACGAAATGCTGATCCTGTCGTCAATTATCGCATTCTGGTTCGGTACGCAGGCGTTCAGCGGTAAGAAGTAATGAAGGTCAGCCCCGCTGCTCTGAAGATGATCAAGCATCATGAAGGTGTACGGACCAAGCCGTACCGATGCCCTGCTCTTCTTTGGACAGTCGGGGTTGGACATGTCATTGACCCTAACCATATCAAGGTGCCATTTGAAGAGCGGCGCAATTTACCGATACCCGATGGCTGGAACCGTGTCCTCACCATGGACGAGGTTGACGCTATTCTTGCTCAAGACCTTAACCGCTTTGAGCGTGGCGTGGCCCGCCTTTGCCCTTCTGCTCTTGGCAGTCAAGGAATCTTCGATAGTCTCGTTTCTTTCTCCTTCAACGTCGGCCTTGGAAATCTTCAGAGGTCTTCTCTTCGGATGAAGACAAACCGGGGAGAGTTTGAGGCTGCGGCTGAAGAGTTTATGAAGTGGACGAAGGCGGCTGGTCGAGTGCTGCCGGGTCTTGTTAAACGTCGGCAAGATGAACGTGCGTTGTATCTGTCAGGAGTTGCTTAGATGCCGCTTCAAAAACTTGAACTACGCCCCGGCGTCAACCGCGAGTCTACTTCGTATGCCAACGAGGGCGGCTTCTTCGCGGGCGATAAAGTTAGGTTCCGCTCGGGCTATGCCGAAAAGATCGGTGGCTGGGAGAGCATCAATATCAACGGCAGTACCTTCAAAGGTGTGTGCCGGATGCTGTGGAACTGGATCAGCGGTGTCAGCCAGAATCTTCTTGGCCTTGGCACGAGCCAGAAAGTTTATGTTGAGTTGGGTGGTACGTATCACGACATCACCCCGTTGGGTAACTCGCTTAACCTGTCGCTAAATCCGTTTTCCACAACATCAGGCAGTCGCTTGGTGACAGTGACGGCCTCGGCACACGGCTCGGCCATCGGCACTTATGTAGACTTTTCGGGGGCTATTTCTGTAGCCAGTCTTACCTTAGACGGACAGTATGAAATTCAGTCTGTCCCGACCCCCAATACTTTTACGATTTACGCATCGGCTACAGCATCTTCTACAACGACAGGTGGCGGATCGCTTGTCATTGCTGAGTTTGACATTGATGCAGGCAACGCAGTGTTCAGTGCTGGTGTGGGTTGGGGTGGGCCTCCGTGGGGCGCAGGAGGCTGGGGGTCTAACACGGGCGCAGGGGTCGATATGCGTCTCTGGTCGATGTTCAACTACGGCGACGACTTGATGTTTGCCGAGCGTGGTGGCGAGATTTACTTCTGGACGTTGGACACAACTTCGTGGTCACGCGCCGTCACGTTGGAGGAAAAAGCCAACACGGCGGTCAAAGGCATCACGCTTGCTACGTTTACTTCGGGTGTTACGACCATCCTCATGGACGACGTAACCGGACTGGATACCGGCGCAGTCCTCTCTGGAACTGGTATCGCTCCGGGTACGTTTGTTACAACGGCGTGGGACTTTGGTTTCTCCGTCACAATTTCTACGGCAACGGTTGGCTCGGTTACGCTCTCTGACGTTTCATTTAGTTACGCCGGGCGGCACGTGCCGAACGAAGTCAGTTTTATTCTTGACTCGCCTGTGAATGACTTCGTGATTTCGTTTGGTTCTACGCCTTACGATCCGACCAGTTTTGCTACCACGTTCGATCCGCTCTTGGTTCGCTGGACTGATCAGGGTAATGCCTACGAGTGGGTACCGGCAGTTACAAACCAGTCAGGCGAGCAGGGTTTGTCACATGGCTCGTACATTGTCACAGCCAACAATACCCGGCAAGAAATTCTGATTTGGACAGATACGGCGCTGTTCTCCATGCAGTACATCGGGCCTCCGTTTGTCTGGTCGTTTACGTTGCTAGACCAAGACATCACGATTGCTTCGCAAAACGCCGTGCTGACGGTAAACAACATCGTTTACTGGATGGGTAAAGACAAGTTCTTCATGTACTCGGGGCGCGTTGAGACGCTGCCTTGCACACTGCGACAGTTTGTCTACAGCGACATTAACTACGACCAGTTAAGTCAGGTCGTGGCGGGTGCCAATGAAGGATACAACGAGATTTGGTGGTTCTACCCGTCACAGGGCAGCACTATCAATAACCGTTACGTGATCTATAACTATCTTGAGCGAATTTGGTACTACGGTAATTTGAACCGCACGTTCTGGGCGCAGCACACGCAGCGCACATACCCGTTTGCGACGTTTAACGTGCAACAGACGTATTTGGCTACGGCGATCAACTCGTCGGTAACGACGATTGCCTTGACCGATACTTCGACCTTCCCGATGACAGGCACGATCACCGTGGACTCGGAGAAGATTTCTTACACCGCCAAGGACGGTAATACCCTGTTGGGTTGTGTTCGTGGTGTAGGTGGGACAACGGCGGCTTCGCACGACCTTTATGCATACGTCACGTTCAACGTGCCGAACCAAGTCATGCAACACGAAGTTGGTAATGATGACGCGTCGGTGTCTCCGCCGTTGCCCATTGAGGCGTTCATTGAATCGTCCGATTTTGACATCCAAGATGGACAGAGTTTTGGCTATGTCTGGCGTATGTTGCCCGACCTTAACTTCACCGGGTCAACGGGTAATAGCCCAAGCGTGACGCTCACCGTGCGCCCAAGGCAAAACTCAGGCACAAACTATACGAACGCCGATAGTCCAGTTGTTACTCGCACCGCGACGATACCCATCCAGCAATACACCGGACAGGTCTATACCCGAGTGCGTGGGCGTCAGATGGCGTTCCGTGTGGACTCAACTGACTTGGGCGTTGCATGGCAGATGGGCGTGATGCGTATTGACGTTCGACCGGATGGCCGACGATGACCGTTGCACGTGGCATATCTTCGCCAAACTTGCCGGTTGCTCCGATTCAATACGAGCAGCGGTTTCAGGATCAATTTAGTAACGTTCTGCGGCTTTTCTTTAGGCAGGTAGCCAATCGGGTTAATTCACCGACCGCACACGGTTCGTATTTTGATACGACGACGCAGCCAAATCCGGTTGCGAATGCCGTTAATTTGTTTACTTACAATTCAGTCGTTACCCAGCAGGCTGTTACACGCGGTAACCCGACATCCAAAGTCTACGTTGCTCAGACTGGGATTTATAACTTTCAGTTTTCTGCCCAGTTAGATAAAACGGGCGGTTCGGCAAGTGCCGTATATATCTGGCCCCGAATTAACGGGGAAAACCTGCCGGACTCGGCTACCAAGATCGTTATCGACGGCCCCAACAACGAGATTGTAGCGGCGTGGAACTTTGTGCTTGTGCTACAAGCAAACGACTATTTTGAGTTGGCTTGGGAGTCTCCTGACACCAACGTGGTTATCCCGTATGTAGCCGCAACCGGCAACATCCCAGCGATCCCCTCCATCATTTTGACGGTGGTATGGGTATCAAACTACGAGGCTAACTAATGATACTATCTACCAAACTTGACCCCGTGAGGGCGTTATGAATCAGAGTCAATCCATGGCGGGTCTCGCCTCCCTTGTCCAATCGCGTGGCAGGAATGGCGATTCCATGCTCGTCCACATGACCCCCGGCGAGGTACACGGCCTTCAGCGCCTTGCCTTGGCTCACGGCGGCAGTCTAACGGTCAACCCCGATACAGGGCTGGTTGAGGCCAACTTCCTCAAAAAACTCCTGCCAACCCTCCTTGGGGTGGGGCTTAACTTCCTTGTTCCCGGCCTTGGTGCGCTGGGTAGCGGCCTTTTGGTGGGTGGTGTGGAAGCGGCTCGGACGGGCGACATCGGCAAGGGTTTGATGGCTGGCCTTGGCGCGTACGGCGGTGCGGGGTTGGGTAGTGCATTCAGTGGCGCAGGTAGCGTGGCGGCATCGGCTGCGGGAACTCCCGGTATTGCCAACATGACACCACAAGCCTTCAGCCAAGCCCTTAGCAAAGAAGCCGTTGCCAAAGCCGCTGAAGCAGGTACGACAAAAGCCGGACTTAGTGCAGGCATGGAAGCCCTCAAAGCCGCCCCGATGACTACGTTGAAAGCGGTGGGCACGCAGTTAGGTACGCCCGGAATAGCGGGGCTTGGTATGACTGCCGCTAACGCTATGACCCCCGACTACAAGATGCCAACTGGCGGCGACATGGACGTTGATCAGTCCTACTACGAAGGTGGCGACTACGACCCTGTGACCGGCACATTCAGACAGGGACGGTGGCGTAAAGGCTACCCCGGCTTCCCCGGCGGCATGGCTGCGGGTGGCGTAATTCCTCCTCCCAATCCCAACTACCCACTTTCAAGACCGTCTGAAAATGTGGGCGCGTACGAGTCCGATATCGACACCTACACGGGCGAAGAGCGATTTGCCGCTGGGGGGGCTGCGTTTGGGCGACGAAGATACGAAGAAATGCCTATTGACCCCGCATTAAACCAACCTAACTCAGCCAAGGCTGGTTGGATGGAGTACATGCAAAATAACCCGGCAGAACAACAGCGGTTCATCGATGCTGGGTATCCGGCAGAGTTTTTCCAACAAAATCCTGCGACCTTCACTGGCAATCGCCCGTTTGTTCCCGGCAAAGATGAAGAGGTTAGAGCCTCTGAACAGGCGCGATTGGCACAAGCAGGGTTTTCCCCTAGCACGATGCCTCAGTACCAGTCTGCTCCTCAAAGCGCAGACTCTTTTAGTTCTTACTTGCAAAACCTTAATCAGTTCATTACTTCGCCTATTGCGCCGCCGCCTAAACCGGCTGCACCGCCGCCTGCTTCTGTAGCACCTCCCGGTGCTGGTGGTAGACCTGTTGCTGGTGGTGGCTATAGATCAGATGGCGCGATGCGTTGGGATGCCAACCAAGGTCGCTTCGTTTCGTCTGCTCCGCAAACCCCGTTCAGTGGCGGCAACATGCCAACCGGCAATCCGTTTACTGGATTTAGTGGAATTGACTTCTCTGCAATTCAAAACATGATAAATGCAGGGGGCGGTGCCTACGCGGGAGGGTCTCCCGATTTTGATCGGTACGGCGGTCAAGATAATTTTACGACACCGGATTTTTCTGGAATGGATTTCTCCGGTCTTCAAAACATAAATATGTCGGGCATCGGTGGCGGGGGTAGTTACATGCCTGATATGCAACTTCCTAGCATGGAGGTTCTCCCGCAAGACACCATTTTCTCCACGATGCCGGTTCGTGATCGAGAACCTTCATACCAGCAGCCAGAAGATTCTATGGTGCCGGTTGCACCGCCTGACTACATGCGAGAGCCTCTTAGCGACTCATGGGGATATCGTGGAGACCTGCCACCTATACCGCAAGGCTATGACTTTGTTCCGCCAAGCGAGCCTATCGTTTACGACAATACCCCAAGAGATGTTGTGTATGACCAATTAGGTCAACCGGGTTATTACAATGAACCGCCTAAAATCTCTGATGAGAGAATGCGTTTGGCTGAACAGTATGGGTATACGACCCCCTTTTCAGGATCAGCAATTGATGCTCTGAATGTCGCGCCCCCGACGCAAGTATTTGACTCTACGCCAGAGCCTTCGTACACGCCGCCAGAACAGTCATACATGGCTATACCCGAGTTTGGGCAAGGCCCGGCTATGACTTACGGCGAGGCTGCGATGGCAAACAATCCGCAGCCGCAACCTGCTCCGGACATGAGTGGACTAGCAGGGTTAGCCAACTACGGAAATTACCAACAACCCACGTTTAGTATGGATAACGGATTTAGTGACATGGGCATGTTTGCTGGCGGTGGCTCGGTTCAATACGCGGCTGCGGGTAAGTTGCTGCGTGGCCCCGGCGATGGCATGTCAGACAGCATTAAAGCCAACATCTCTGGTAAACAAGAAGCGCGACTTGCCGATGGCGAGTTCGTAATCCCTGCCGATGTGGTTTCGCATCTTGGTAACGGTTCAACCGAAGCCGGGTCGCGCAAACTTTACAAGATGATGGCTGATGTGCGTCGAGCAAGAACAGGTAAGCGTAAGCAAGCCCCGGCAATTAAGGCTGGGAAGTACGTTCCGAAATGATTGTACGCCAAATTAAAAACGAAGATAGCGACTTGAAGAAGGTAATTGAACTTCTTGCAGGGCATTTTGTGCCGGAGCACAAGATGGGGCCATT